GATCATAATCCCGTCGATTAAAAATTTTCTACTAGCCATAGTACTTCAAGTTACCCTTCACGATTGGTTCAGGTTTATAGTCTTCTGGATGAGGAACAAGACCGCCTTGTCTAATTCTCATCAAAGCCTGAGTCATAGAATCCACATAGTCATCGTGATCTCCATGCGGAAACGCTGCACACTCTTCGACAACTTCTTGTGCAAAGTGTTCGTGCATCGGGGCCCATACTTTGCCAGCTTCAAATAATGGCGCAATAGAGGCAACTCTCACATGTTTATCATTTCCTTTGCTCGGCGTAAAGTTAATAACAGGTATACCCATCTCTCGAAGTTCGTGAGTCAAAGGTATCCCTGATGCCTTGGCCTCGATGATAACCGAATCTGGTCTATGATCTAAGTACTCTTGATGGGCCAGTCTTCGTAGTTCGGGGAACTCGTACCTGTCTTTAAACGCATTGAGTAGAATAATATTATAGCCCGTGTCTTCTGTATTAAACACGCCCCAGGTCGTTATGGCTGAAAAGTCAGAAGATGTTTTTTTTAAAAACGCTGTATCGTAAGATTGTATTGTATATAAAATTGGAGGCGGATTTTTACCTTTCCAGTTCATCCACCAGTCTCGTTTGATAATGGCACCCTCTTCGGCAGTCGGTGTCTGCATATATTGGGCATTCCAGTTGGAAACGGGGATCGAGGCCTTTGTTTTTTCTAGTTCCTTGATGTCCCAATACTCTGGCCACACAGGTTTGTTGTTTGGTAATATGGCAGGTAACTCTACAATATCCCAAGTGTCTCCTTCTTCGTTAGCCATTTCTTGAATTAATTTACCTGTTAAATCTTTTGTAGACCAACGAGTCATAACCAAAACAATTTTACCGCCAGGTTGCAAACGTTGTCTAGGTCCTGACATGTACCAGTTCCATGCTTTGTCAAAAGCAGAACCGTCGCCTTTTAAATCTTGTTCCTTGTGTGGGTCGTCAATGATTAATAGATCTGCACCCCGTCCAGTTATGGCACCACCGACACCGGCTGCAAAGTATTCTCCGCCTTGTTCGGTTTTCCATTTTCCTGCTGCCTGAGAATCTTCTTGTAGTCTCGTGTCAAACATTTCATGATACTTCTCATCGTCAACCAAGTTTTTAGTTTTTCTTCCAAAGTCAATTGCAAGATCTGCTGTGTGGGTTGCTTGTATAATTTTTAAATTAGGATTCTTACCTATCATCCAAGCTGGTAAAAAATAGGATGCAAATTCTGATTTTGTATGACGTGGTGGCATGTTTACTATCAGACGATTTATTTTGCCTGTAGCTAAATCATTAAACTTCTGTCCTATGTCTCTGTGGTGTTTGCCTTCAATAAATTCTGGCCACATGTATTTTACAAAATTTAAAAAATCATGTGTGACTAATTTCTGCATATTAGCCAACTCATCAGCTAGTTCTAAGTCTGCGTATTCTTGTGCCTCATTTTCTGGTAAATTTTTTATAATATTTTTTGGATCTGACATTTCTAAAACCGTTTTCAAATCAACCTACCATGACCGTCTTTATTAAGCAATATAGGGTGAGTTTGGGACCCCTACTTTGCATTAGGGTGGGCCCCGCCCGTAATTTACAAGCTTATTTGCAACCCGCAGTGGTACCTCTATGGGGGTGGGCCCGCCCGTAATTTACAAGCAATAATTGTGTGATATATATGCAACAGGTCGGGCGAAGCCCGACCCATTTCGGACATAGTGTCTAGGATTTTCCTTGACACTATGTTCTGTGGTTATTAGATCGCTGTTTGGTAAAATAACTTCTCGATAAACTCTTTTATTTCTTCGTCTGTTTTACCTTCAGCCTTGAGTTCGTCGTAGTATTGTTCGTATGCTCTTTCGAACCATTGTGTATTTACTTCGCAACTCATTTACATCTCCCCTCTACTCTGAGACTTGGCAATATGGTTTGCCCGTTCTTGATCTTCGTCAGAGATTTCATTTTCTTCTTGGAAAGTTTTTTGTTGCTCGTTCCAAGTTTCTTGACACGCATTGTAGTAGTCGTTGTATGTGTGTTCGCAGTTTATACAAATCTTATTATTGTAATCTGCCCACTCATCATTGTGAGTATCTTCCTCACAAATTTTACACTCTCTATTATTTATCATATGTCCTTTCGGTTTGTTTATCATATGTAGGATAATACACTATTCTGCGACATTGTCAAGTGGCTCATATGTTATCCAACCGTGTTCGCTTTTTACGGCACGATATTTCTTCTTCTCATATAATCGCTCACTTAAAAAAGGTATCGGTCTGCCCTCAATGATATTTCGCAAATTAGCGTCTAGCCATTGTTGTTGGCAACCCGTAGTGCAAAATAAAGCCATTGACCCATAATTAAGATTATCTAATTTAAAATAAGCATAACGACCTCTAAATGTTTGAGACGCTTTATGGTATCTATCCTTAGTATGATTTTCGCAACACTTTCTATTTTGGCAAAAATATTTCATATGTAGTACCATAATATAGCGATCGAAAAAACGATCGCTATACTCCATTCAATTAAACTTAACTCCATTTAATCCTCACTTGTCCAGTAGCGTTTCGCCACCCGTCTGCGTCTAAATCCCAATAGACCAAACAAGGGTTACCGTCTTTAGATACAAACGCTTTGCCTTCTGTTCCGTCGGGTTTATCAAACTGACCTTTTCGAGTGATGAACTTTTTATGTTTCTTGGCGAAGTAAGTTATGTAAAAATTTTTACTCATCTTTCTTCTCCAATCTTTTTATTCTCCACTCTAGTTGATCGATTATTTCTTTTAGCAACCTTACATTGTCCTGCAGGCCACCGATTATCTTCAGCACTTCTCTGTCTCTCGTTATGCTGTCGATTATTGCTTTTTCTGTATTTAACATTATGTCCTTTCTGTTATATGGGATAATATATTATCCCATATAATTTGTCAAGTGTTAGTTTATGTCTTTATAGGCGTACTGCTCGTGTTGTTTTTCGTACTCCAACCTTGCCTTGATTTTATCTTCTCTCGATATGTTTTTATTTTTCATACCTTTAATAAGATTTGCCAAGTTGCTTGGATTATAAATTGTCAAGCCAGTAGAATTAGTTTTAATTAATTCTGCCTCATCAACATTAATACCAAGTTCACTTGCAAGTTCGATACCTTCGCTTAGATATCTGTATGCTTTCAATCCAATTTTTAATTGATCGAATTGTTTTTGCAAACTATTAATCCAAGTTTGGTGTGTGCTTGCAACATTGGCTTTCGCCTCTCGCCACGCTAAGAAAATAGTGTACTCATCTTTAGTACAAGCTATCGCTCTACTTCTACAATGTGAAGTTCCAATAACATCAAGATAAAATGGTTCGTTATAACTTTTAGTTAAACCAATATCATTAGTGCTACTAGAATAACTATTAGCAGATTTACCAAGAAACTTATTATTAGCCTCTATGTGTTTGGTCTTATGTGGGTTATTATCTTTACCACTTTGTTGTGCGATAATATCGGGATTACAACCATTTGCTTTTAGTTCTTCCCTATAATAAGCGTGGGCAAAGTGTTCACTTTCCTCGCCACCCCCATACTCATTACCATTTAGATTACCAAACAAACCAAAGTCAAAGTGAGATGAAGTATCTGTTTTCTCGCCCTCGTCATCAACATCTTCTTGGTGTGCAAAGTAAAAGCACTTATCTTTAGCAACAACATCACACGGGTCGCCATACTTTTTCTTGAAGTGTTGTAAAGTATTTACATCTTCAGTTGGGTATGACCTTTCCACTACTTGCTTTGCAGTAGCGTGTGCAGCTTTTTGCATTTTATCAAAAAGTTCTCGACTTTCCATAAATGCTTGACGTTCTTGCGTATCTTCTTTCTCGAATACATCTTTAATTTTATTAAAGAGTTTGTTTCGATACTCGGTGTTCATACGTATTTTTGGCATATGTCCTTTCTGTTAGTGTTTATAATTATCCCATACTATCCCTTGACAAATAGATTGTCAAGCATTATATTATATTAGGACTAGGCAATTAGAAAACCAAGTGGATTAACAGGAAAAAAGCAATGCTTAACTTCCTAATTAATTGCACTACCTCTAGTTGCAGTCCTTTCAGTTTGGGGTGGGCGTTCTAGTATACGAGTAGTCCACCCTTAAGCTCTGATCCTCAGTGAGATATGCTAAAAACAATCTAATACACGCTGAGGGTTCGAGCCTTGAGCTCTGATCCAGACGGTAAATCGAGATGCTAGCTAAGAAACCTATCTGGATCTGGGGTCAAGGCGCTTGGAGTGAGGGATTTGAACTCTATAGCATAGGTCGAGAGACAATCGGTCTGAGCATTTACGAAGGGCCCTGTGTGATGCTCCGCCTACGCGCACCTGCGCCTTTAAACCAAAATCTAAAAAAATAAAAATTAACGCTCAAGCCACAAGCTCCAAGCAGGGTGGGCCCGCCCAAAATGAACAAGAACCGGTTGACAGGGATCCTGATCTGGGATAAGATGGGAGCTCAATCAATAACAGAAAGGACATATATGAAATACTTCGTACTAAGAAAATTCAAATACATCCGGGGCTTTGAGCATGACATGCCTGCTCTGGAGAAATGCAAAAACGGTTTTGACAGCATTTTTGAGGCGGAAGGCGCCAGGGATGCTCTCGAGCATCTGGAGCACAGGCCGGACATGGTGAGCTACATCATCGTTCAGGAGGTTAAGTGACGGACAAACCAGAAGTCACAAGCCACAAGCCAGTCAGGCCACAAGGGTGGGCCCGCCCAAAAAGGACCAAGCTCCAAGCGGCAAGCACCGGCTTGACAGGTCACCTGATCTGGGATAAGATAGGACAACAACAAAAGGAGAAATATGACAGCATTAAAAAAAGTAAGTGAAACATGTGAAGAGCAGCTCAGGAGGATGTGTATTAACATTGCCGACAGCATCACGAAGCCGGACGAGGACGCACACACCTGGATGGAAGGAACGTACGACATCCGGTATCTGGTTGATCATGATAAGAAATACCTGGGCGCGGAGATCCTGTGCGCCGGAGGCGGCCCTGCAATCTGGGTCGATACCTGGGACCGTGAGGTCAAAGGTTACTGGGGCGGGGACCGGGTTTACATTGGCTTCGCCGACAACATTGGCCTCGATGACTATTGCGAGGAGCTATATGGCAGCTAAACAAAAATATCATCACATCATTACCCAGCTCCACAACGAGTGGTGCCGGGCTAATGGCTACCCAGAGCGCAAGCCTTCAAGCACAGTCAGGATGGCCGGTAGGCCTAAGGCACAAGCCTCAAGCTTCAAGCCTTCCCTTTCAAGATCCAAGATCCGAGAACCAGAGTACAAGCGATAGGACCCAAGCTCCGGGGTACAAGCAACAAGCACAAAGGTACAAGCTTTGTGTTTCATGTGAAATGAAATCTGATGAGGGGAAAGCCTCACAGACTTACCTTTTGTTACCTTCAGCTCAAGCGTGAAGAACACACCATTTTTATTTTGACACAAACAATCTGGAGTGCCAAGTAATGCATAATTTTCAATACGAATAAATGAAATTGATTTAAATTTTTTCTTTAAATATTTATAGAGGTTTGACTCTTTCACGGGTGGTCTGAGCTGTGGGTAATCACTCTACTTTTTTAATTGCTTTGCCCATTACAAGTGTAGGTTTTTCACACTTTAAAACTAATCTATGTGTCTCACGTGAACCCAACAATCTATTCTCCAACAACATCATTGCTGTCAAATCATACATCTCACCATTAGGAAGCTCTATCTGAACTCTTGCATGTTGACATACAGGAGATTTCATGAACTTATCTAAGGCCATTCTCAGTTGTTTTCCGCTCACCATTCTGCCTTGTAATATACAATATATAGGATATATTGCAAGTATGAGTAACTTTGAAAAAGCTAGTAAGTACAGCCCAATACCCAAAGACAAGTATGGTTTACAGGAATTGACACAAATGCAACGTGCATTCTGTGAGTACTTGGTCATGAACGAGGGCCGATGCACAAACAAAGACGCAGCTCTGCATGCTGGATACAGCCCAAAGAGAGCAGCAGTTGAAGCATCAGAACTCATGAGACTACCACACGTGCAGGCCTATCTAACTAGACGTATGAACGAGGTAAACAAAGCATATGTTGTAAACAGACAGAACTTTGTAAAGAGACAAATCAATCTATCACAGAAGTTAGAGAAGGAAGGCAAGACAGAAAAGACAGCAGCGTTTGAGGCAATGATAGGAAAAGCCATGGGTATATTTATAGACAGAAAAGAAATTATAACTAGGAATCTAACGGCTGAAGATAAGTTAAATCGTAAAGAAGAACTACGTAAGCAAGCTGAAAAAATGCGTCAAGTCAACGACCTTATTAAAGAATAATCTTTTCCATTTTAATTACGCAACCCATCGGAAAAACATTACGGTCTGAAAAGACTTCGTCGGTTTCATCATACGAACTAAACGTCCATAAAAACTTTTTAGTTTTTTTATAGACATACGCTTGCGTAACCATCTTCGCACATTCAAACTTATCAAACTCTTCTGGCGTGGCATGACCCGCATCGCCGCTGATGTCAATCCACTTAATTGAGTAGAAATAATATTTCTTTTTACCGACCTTCGCATGTTTGTATCTCTTCTTCCTTTTGGGCATAGTCTAGGTATAGTCTTTTTTCAATGAAATTTCAAAAAGCAAAATGCAAAATATACGCGCGCGTCCCTTATTTTGTTGGTATT